TCAAACAAGAGACCATTCCCTAATCATACTAGGCCTGACTCAGGTTATACAGCAGATACTCAAGTAACCGGAGGAGGTAGTGCTCATGAGAATAGACCTCCTTATTTCGTACTAGCTTATATCATTAAACTATAATTCTATATAAACTTTTAAAATTATTAGGGCTTTTATATTTAAAGAACAGCTAATCGCTTTCGTCCAACACACAAGTGGAATTCTTATTGGGAAATAAGTTACACTGGAAAGGGAACCTCATGCACTGGGTTCCCTTTTTTTTATGTTAGTAATGTAAGTCTTCTTTAGCTTTCTCTTCCCAATATCTTATATCTTCTTTAAGTTCTGAGATATATCTTACCGAAGATTTAGTTCTAGGCATATCAAAAAACTCTACTAATAAAATGTTAGTGATACGAGAACCATCCTTGATTCTCTCTTTAATATAGGGAGGAGGACTAAGCAATATCTCGAAGATCAAATAAGCATCGGGAGATAGGTTCTTCTTCATATATTTATATAACATATCAAGCATTTCTCCTTTAGCTTTCTCTTCTTCTGTATCATCTTCTAGTTCTTTATCATTATCGAATAAATCTTCTAATTGGTAAAGATTCTGATGATATTCTGCTCCCTCTCCATAAGCAGTTCTTAATAAATGATTCTTAAAAGTACTGAGAGAAGCTAGTATCCTTGCTTTTAAATGTTCTTCTTCACAAGTACCGTAATATTTATTAAAGACAAATAACATCTTATCCCAGAAATAAGAACTTATGATATCTGGTGTAACATTAAACCTCCTATTATCAATTTGCTTAGTAAGACGTCTGATAACTGGTTTACAGATTTTATACATCCTATCAAAAGTTTCTTTATCATAATTTTCTTGCATAGGTTTCAACCTATGTATCTCTGATCCGTTGTTGCCATTTTCCTTTATCTTCATAAGTCTATGTTTAAAATGATATGCAAATATAAGTATAATAAATCAAATATAAAATAATATATTAATAAAGTTCACCTAGAAGCTGAGGATTAGTGAGTACTAGGATGAGAGTCTATATGTACAACTCTAACCGAGACTATAGAAATCTATATGATTATACTTAATTATATTGCAATATGAAAAAAGATAATACCAAGTTTGAATTTGACACCAGCTTTCAATTAGAAATCCTAAGGTATCTCTTAAAGGATAAAGAGGGAGGCTTAATAATCAAAAAGATTAAACCAAGTTACCTAGTTCTGATTGAGCATTCTTTAATTGCCGAGGGCATATTTAAGTTCTTCAAAAAGAAAAACAAGATGCCTTCTAAGAATATCCTTAAAGAAGTTATAAAAGAATTACTTGAATCTAAAAATTACGTTGACCTGGTTACTAAGGATGATATACCCAATATCCATAAAATAATCGATGACCTATATTCAAATCCCTTGAATGATTCCGAATACATTCGAGAAAAGATATATCAATTCTCTACCTATGTAGAGATGAAGAACTTGAATGATTCTTTTGATTTGGATAACTTCGAACAATACGAAACCTATTCAAGGAAAATAGAAAAGATACTTCAAAACTCGAAACCCAAGAAAGATGATGAACCTATCTTTATGATAAGGGATATTACAGAGAGACAATTCAAACGTCAAGCAGAACCATCTGTAATACCTTGTCCATTTAGACAACTTAATGATATTACCAATGCTGGAGGTTACCCAGAACATTCAGTAAATGTTATTCTCGATAAACCCAAAGCTAAGAAAACTTTCTTCATGGTAAACTTGGCAAGAGGTTATTTAAGAATGAAGAAATCGGTTTTATATGTAGATACAGAAAATGGTAAAGAACAAATCATGGACCGATTTATTCAATCCTCTATCAATAAAACTAAGAAGGAATTATACTCTGGTGAGTATGACAAACTCGAAGCTAAACATCTTCGTAAACTTGCAAGGTTTGGAGTTGAACTAGTAGTTGAAAGAGTTCCTGCCATGATTACGGATTGTAATTATATAAGGGAACTTATAATTAAGCTAAGAAACCAGGGTATCAATATTAAAGTACTGATGGTGGATTATGCAGGAAAGCTTGCTTCAATTGCCAGAGATAAAGAGGATTTCGACCGTATATCAAATGTATATATCGATATTCAGAATCTAGCAGAAGAGATGGATTTAGACATTGTATGGACTGCTCACCATATTACCAGAGAGGGTAAGAAACATAGAACTACTAGATATGATGAGAATGATATATCTGGTTCTATTGCAATTGTTCGTAATGCCCATACAATAGTTGGTCTTAACTCTACTGAACAAGAAGAAAAAGATGATATACTTCGTTGTGAATTAGTAGTACAAAGAGATGGTTTACCTAGTGGTAGAGCATTATTCAAATGCGATGTTGAAAGACAAAGATGTGTAGAGTTTACTAAAGAACAACGTAAACAGTACGATGAAATATATGGTGAAAAGCTTGAGGAATCTCTTAAGAAGAAAGGGAATCCTGATGCTAATGAAGAGAAGCGAGCTAAAACCAGTGGAGATATATAAACCTAAAATATGAGATTATGATTAAGAGATTAGAAGGAATTCAAAAAGGACAGAAGGTTTACTTAGTACCTTCAGATTCAAGATGTACTCCACAATATGCAGAAGTATATTCAGTGGGTCCCCAGTATATCAAGTTAACTGGAGTTAATATAAGTTTAAGGGAATTCTTCTCTGAAGATGGAAGATCTGCTAAATGGGGAGGATGGGAACTTTTCCTTTCAAAGGAATCCTATGAAGAACACAAAGAATTACTTTCACTTAGGTCACAGGTAGTTACTTTATTTGAGCAAATGATACTGAAATGCGAAGACCTAGATAAATTACGTAGGCTAAAGAAAAGATATGCCCAATATGATGACCCATTACCATTTTAACCATGAGTAAGATCACTAATGAATTTAAAACCAAGCTCTACAATTATTTTATTAAGAGCTTGGGCGCTTACAAATATAAACACGGTTGGATGAAATTACCCGTATGCCCCTTCTGTCATAGGGAACATAAGATGGGAATTAATCTTTCTATGTACCGTACCAATTGTTTTAGATGCAATTATCATATGAATCCTGCTCAACTAGTAATGGATGTTGAAGGATTTGATACTTATGCCGAACTTTTAAAATTTCTAGATAATGGAAACTTTACAGACAAAGCTTTCTCAGAAGAGAAGATTGAATTATCCGGTACTAAGCCTGTCTATCTTCCAGATGGATTTAAACTCATTAATCAAGGAACATCACAAGTTGCAAGAAGCATTAGAAGTTACATGTCGAGCCGTGGGTTCACTATCGAAGAATTATCAAAACACGGTATCGGATATGTTGCCACTGAGGGACCTTTTTTTGGGTACCTCATCATACCATATTATTATAAGGGCACGCTCAGGTATTACAATGCGAGAAATATTATTGGACAGGGCCCAAGATACAATAATCCAAATAAAGATATTACGGGACTTGGAAAGGAATTTATTATCTTCAATCAAGATGCCCTCGACATGTATAGTTCGATATTTATCTGTGAAGGAGCAATCAATGCACTTACTATGGGAGACAGGGCTATTGCCACCATGGGTAAGGCAATCAGTGCTTACCAAGTTAACCAGCTTATCAAATCTCCAGTTAATAGATTTATATTACTCCTGGACCCTGATGCCATCAAATATTCAATCAACCTGGCTTTCAAATTGGTCGCTTATAAAAAGGTCAAGGTTATACAATTGCCTGAAAATAAAGATTGTAACGATCTAGGTCGTAAAGAAGTACTTAAGTTAATATATAATACTCGGTACCAATCTTATCAAGATTTATTGAAACTTAGAAACTCCTTGGATTGAGGATTTCCTATTATAATATATATAACTTAAAATAAGAAAGTATGAAACAATTATTAGAAGCTATAAGAGCCAAATATTTATGCCTTCATGATTGGGAGGTGGTAAGTAAAACTGAATATACTGATTGTTGGAAAATCCTATTAAAATGTAAGAAGTGCGGTAAACTTAGAAAGAGAATAGTATGAGAGACCCCTCTATTCATATAACTAAGCATCAATTCGAAAAAATCCTATCTCAGTTAGAGGTATATAATTTTCCGATTGATGCTTTCTTTGTTATTGCTCGTAAGGAAGCAATAAATACTAGAGTTGTAGTTGTTACAAACAATAAGACAACTAAGAAAGTTTCTAACATTTTACTAGCATCTAAGGGAGATGCTGCTTTAGTTGCTGATATTATATATGCAACTCGTATAAAACTAAAGCATAGGGGAGTTAGAAAAATAAGAGAAACAGAACCAAGAAATTGGGCAGTATGTAAAAAGATAGCAGAGCTATGTAATCAATTCTGTGAAGATTTCCAATTAGATACCCGGGAAGGTTTTATCAAATACATCGAACTAGGTATCAAGAAGATGGACGGTAATTATAATAACCTCCTAAACAGATTATCTTCTATGTCAGAAAAGATATCAGATTTATATTCTGCTACTTTGGAAATGGAAGAGGATTCTGGTAATGCTAAAGCTATACATGATTACTTCATAAAAAGGGTAGCAGATGTTACTGGTATATACGAATCATTTGTTAATCAACCAGATAAGTATATACACTTTGTAAGGCTAGATAAATTCTTATCTGAGAAAGGATGGGATCCCACCCAATTTATCGATGCTCAATTCGAATCTCTTGCTTGGTGTAATGGTTTACCCGAACCCAGTCAGATGTATAATGACAAGGCTATCGAAAGATATAATAAATACCTATTTAAACATAAGAATCATTCACAATCAGAGGAACCTAAAGTAGAGGGAAGCCTCTGGTCAAAAATTAATAAATTATGAAAGCTTTTAAAAATCGTTTAGAAGAGATGGTACATTATGATAAGCTGGGAGACTTCTTATTAAAAGCTTCTGATGTAATGGACACCGATATACCAGGAAATAATCAGTTAACTGTACATCCCCTAATAGATCTTGGTACTTCAGCAGAATCTGCTTTAAGATTATCATTACAAGCAGAAAAAGAAACTCTAGAAGAATATTATAAAGTATTCGATTCTCTGAATAAAAAAGAAGAGTATATAAAGAGAAGTGATTATATTCCAGTTACCTATCTTATCCAGAAATTCATTGCTGATGAAGAATATCACATTTCTCTTTTAAAGAAAGCTCTGAAAGAATACGAGGATTCCGATGACGAACCCAAGAAATGTAAATCAGTAACAGTAATTATATGAAAATCATAATTCGTAATTGTAACGTTGCAGAATTAGATATACCTCTAAAATATGCAACTAAGTTATATAACGAATTTGCTATCAGACACCCCAATGCCTTTTACCTCCGTACTAGGCAACGGGGTATGCAAAACTGGGATGGCAAAATAAAGTATATAACCAAGACTGGTCAATTTAAGATAGGCTTACTTCCTTCAGTATATAAAAGATGTATTGAACTTGGAATTAAGCCTATCATAGTAGATATGAGACAACCTTTACCTAAAGTCAGTAAAGTTGTAACTCAGATAGGTAAGTATAAATTAAGACCCGAACAAGAGAAAGCTGTTAAGGCAATCTTATCTAATAAACTAGGTGAAACACCTTTTCAGATTGGGGTATTAGATTATACAGTAAATGCAGGTAAAACTCTGATTATGTCTGCCTTATATTTATCATATAAGAAGCAGTTAAAGACTTTGCTTATAACTAATGACTCCGATTGGTTAAATCAAGCTAGAGATGAATTTAAGCAATATCTACCGGGAGAAGATATTACCTTTGTTCAAGGTAAAGTTTTAAACTGGAGTAATTTTACCATCGGTATGGTTCAATCTATTTCTCGGAATATGAAATATTATCAGAATGAACTTGCTAAGATTGATATGGTATTAATCGATGAAGCTGACCAAGGAGGTAGTAAGCAATATCAGAATGTGATCACTAGGTTATTTAATACCCGAGTTAGAATCGGATTATCTGGTACCATTTATATGAGTAAGCTTGCCAAGGATAAAGTTAAGAATATGAATTTACGTTGTTTCTTTGGCGATGTAATAGCAGAGTTTAAACTTAAGGACTCAATTAAGAAAGGGTATTCAACAAAGACAATTGTAAAAACAGTAGAAGGTAAACCTTGGTTTGGTAATTGGGAATCAGATTGTATGTCCTATAATGAAATATATGATGATTCCATTACCCATAATAAGATTGCCTGGACCATGGCATTAGATAGGTTGAAATGGAACCTTAATCAAGGTAGATATCCTGCTCTCGTAGTATGTAAGCATATTGCACACTGTGAAAATCTATGCAAATTCTTTAAAAAGAAGCTAGATAATAAATATAATATTGCCTGTGTTCATGTTAATACTCATACTAAATTAAGACAACAGATAATGAAAGATTTTAGGGAGGGTAAAATAGATATCCTTGTATCAACTACAATTATTGCTCGAGGTAAAAACTTCCCTAAGCTCAGATATTTGTTGAATACTGCCAGTATGGATTCTCAAGAAAAATCAATTCAGTTCTTAGGACGATTGGTAAGAAAGGATGAATCCAAATCCAAAGTTTACCTAGATGATTTACATTATCCCGGGAATTATTTAAGTAGGCATGGGAATCATAGAAGAAAGTATTATCAAGATCAAGGACTTAAAGTTATCCGGTTAAGTAAGCTCTGGGATAAGTACCCTAGACATAAGCCTTTTCAAGGATAATAATTTCTGACTATAAGTATATACTTTTTCTCCGTAGGAGGAAAGGTATATTACATGTTACGTTAAGAGGCATTAACCATTAATAATCATAAACAATGAAGATTCTACAAAAAATCAAATCATTATTCAATTGTTCTGTAATATCTCCAGAACATATATTCAATGGTATAGGAATAGAATATATAACTCCTATCGAAAAATCCAGGGATAAGCCTGATGAAGTTCGATATTATTTTATGATTCATTTTCAATCTGGGTTAGTAATCAAAGTTCAGATCTATACTTCTGAAATAGAAGTACCACCCATTCTTCTGTCTATCAGGGAACTATTTATAAATGGTATAGGACATTCATATATTACTCTGTATCAAGATGAGATGATGGATGTTCAAATCATAAGATATTATCATAAAGAATTTTAAATTGGGAATTATGGCAAAGAAGAAACAAACTTTACCCGATATCAAGAATCAGGATCCCTTAGAACCTATTAATATTGCAGAACTGGGTTCTAATTCAGATCCTTGTTTTGGTATTGGTTATGACTTATCAACTAAAGAATGTAAACTATGCGGAGACTCAGAATTATGTGCATTTAAGATGTCACAGAATATGAATATCACAAGGAAAGAGCTAGAACAGAAGAATCAATACAAGGATTTGGATGTATTAGAAGACACAGTTGGAATCAAGAAATACATCCGAGGCTTGATTCGGAAAGGGAAAGAAAGAAAAGAAGTTATTACCAAAACCGTTGAGAAATTCGAAGTACCAAGAAAACGTATTAGAGAACTTTATAAAGAATGCAAAAAATAGAAATGATATGGGCTATGTTCAAGGTATACCTTAACAACCCAAATTACTATGTGAAACAAGAGGATATACTTGCTAATGTATGTGGCAATGGAAGCAGGGATGTAAGAAAGATAATGAACTATCTTGGTATTCACAAGGGAAATCCCTCAACATTAACTTATGGCCAACTTTTAAAACAATGTAATATAATATGAACAAATTCAGATTTATCAAAGTAAGAGACGTAAAATCTCCCTCAAGAGGAAACGAAGGAGATGCAGGTTTAGATTTCTATATCCCTGAAGACTTAACTCTACAGGATTTAGTAAAAGCTAATCCACAGTTAATATTCCATTGTGAAATACCTGAACCTGGTAAAGTAACACTTGAATATAATTCAAATAACCAGGTACAAGTAATTTACATTTCCCCATTTACCAGAATACTTATCCCATCGGGTATCAAAGGTTTATTAGAACCAAGAGATTCTATGCTGATGGCAGCAAACAAATCTGGTATATCAACTAAGAAAGGGCTTATCTATACTGCCGAGATAGTAGATTCTCCCTATACTGGAGAGATTCATATCGGTATATATAATACTTCTCATGAGTTTCAAATAATAGAAGCTGGAACCAAGTTAGTACAGTTTATTCATGTACCCATTTATCTTACAGAACCCGAAGAAGTAACTCATGAAGAATTCTATAATGATGCTCAGTATTGGGGAACAAGAGGTAACAATGGATTCGGATCAACCAATTAATAATCATAATATATGGCAACTTTAGATGAACTAGCGAATAGAATATTGGTATTAGAGAATCGATACTCAACTTTAAACCGTGTAGTGAACGGGCATACTACTGAGATACATAATCTTGATACTAGATTAGATACTGCAGAATCTAAACTAAATAATCATGAGGAACGGATTAAAACTCTAGAAGTTAAAGTAGAAGATCACGAAAGAAGACTACAACTGATAGAGAACTCTCATATAAAGTATACCGTATCAAGAAAGGTAAAATATCCCAAGAAAGCAGATCAGGGATTCTATCTGTATCTTCCTGAAGATCTTACGATTGATATTCTCATGGAATACAATAACGGAGTAATCAAACAGAAATGGAACTGGTTGAATAGAATCTTCAATCCACAAGGATTCGGTAAAGTATCATTCGACTTAGATAGAAACAGTGAGGGTCATATTAAAACTATCGTTCTTGGTCAGAACACCAGGTTATTAATCCCAACCGGTATTCATATTGAAGAATTCACTCCAGTTAAGTCTGTACTGAAAGCTGCAAATGAAGAAACTAATTCCATCAACAGTGGGTTAGTATACGGTATAGAAGTACTTGGTCAAATTCCCGGAGATGAAGTAGTGGTAAGTGTATTCAACCCAACTTCTGAGATTATTGGAATCGAAGCTGGAAGTGTATTAGTTCAAGTATTACATTTATTCTCTTATCATACAGTACCAGAAAAAGAATAATTACTATGGATATTTCTAATCTGAAAGAAAAAGCCCCTGAAATCAAACAGGGGCTTGAACTTGAGAATATGTATGAGATTAGCTATCGTCAATTAGACTGTTATAAACCCTTAGAAAGGTTACCAGAATATCCCATGGATATTAACAGTACTAAAAATCAATCTCTTATGAAAACCTTTATATCTCAAGTAGTAGAGGAGTTAATGGAGGGTTATGAATCTACTTCTAATATAAATGATATTCTAGAAAACAAGGGATGGAATACCAATTTATATACTGACGTAGAAGAGATTCAGATAATCAACAATCTACAGAATGCTAATGAAGAACAAACAGATGCAATAGGATTCTTCTTATCAGTTCTGATATATGCTAATATATTGCCAGAGGATATCTATAGTTGGGCAAATAAAGAACTGACTAAAGGGCAAAAGGCAGTAGAAAACTTAGAAGATGTAATGGCATTCGGCATTCATATGATTTTAGAGCTAGATGCCGTTAGTAGTATATTCAAAAATTTCAAGCTAATATCCGAAACAATTGAGGATAAAACTTCCGAGTATATAAAGGGATTCAAGGAAATGAGTCCAAATTTGCATACTGATGAGAAAAATATTTTGTTTCAGATAGTGTATGTTTTGAATCTTGCTAGAAATACTCTTAAGAATCGTATATGGAAACAGTCACCAGTAATAACTAAAGAACTAGAATTCCAGGATAGGCTGGTAGAGGCATTCTATTATTATATGGGATTCCTATCAATAATGGGATTTACTCCATTGGGTATATACGAGCTGTATTTCAAGAAAGAACGGTTGAATGAATGGAGAATCACTACACAATATTAATGAAAGGAGGTATTTGTGTCAGGTTGGAATAAACAATTAAATGGCTTAGAGCTTAATACAGAAGAGCAAATCCATTCATTAGAATTTGCTACTTCACAAGAAGCATGGGAAAAGTTAAATGAAGGATTTCTAAGACTAGAACCATCTTTATTTGCAAAAGGTGCTACCGCAAACAGTGGAGTAGCTGTGGTATATAACGTATTTATAAAAATACGTAAAGCTTGGGTAGACCCAGACTTTGATTATGGTAGATGTTTCAATTATAAAGAGACTAAGTGGACAAGCTTACTGAACAATTACATTGATTTCAATAAGCTTGATTTATTGCGTAGTAAGCTGAGAGTACTAAAAACCAAGTATAATCAGAATTACAACGTTACTTATATGTTTAATAATCATCATGATAACGGTAAACAATGTTTAATTGCTGCTACATTCTCCAAACGATTTGGGGAAGACATACCTGTTATTACAATGGTAATCAGGGCATCCGAGATAACAAAAAGGTTAATCTTCGACTTCTTACTAATACAACGAATGGCGGAATATGTGTACGGACCAGAACAATCAGTACAAATCAATTTATTTGCCACTCAAATGTATGGGAATGTAGAAACACTTCTGATGTATCATACTCATAAACCTTTGAAGAAGGTATTAAAGGGAACTGATAAGGAAAATTCTTGGATAAAGAGATTGAATGAGGTATTTGATAAATTCCAAAACGGTAAAGAGAAAGATTTCTCTAGTTTTAAGGTATTCTTTAGAAGTTTTAAAGTGCTTCGACCAGATTTATATAAGGAAACATATAAATCTATGAAAGCAAAGGAATTACTTCTTGAATATGAAGATATCGAATATCCCGAGAATGTAATCTCTTACTCTCAACGTAAAGCATATAAGAAGAAACTTTTAAAACAGAAGAAATGAGAATTTATAGCAGTAGTTATGAGTTAATGTCTGAAATGGGCAGAGAACTCAACAGTTATGGTCAAACTGTAAAACCAAAGACTTACCAGAATAAGAATATTGAAGGTAATGAAGATTTTGTAACTAAAGAGATCATTTGCCAACAATATTGCTTAACTTCTTTGCAAGATCCAACGTGGTTATTCTTCTATTCAAGGTCTAGGGAATGGGCAGATGCTGAGTTTAAGGAGAGAACCTATGATTGGATTTCAAATCCAGAAGATATTGGTATAAATCCGGGTGAAGCTTGGAAATTGAGAAAAGATTTATGGGAACAATTCTTGGTAAAGGGTAGATTTGATTACACCTATGCTGAACGCATGTCGGAACCCTTAAGATATCTTATTGAGCTCTTAAAAGAGGACCAAGATACTAGAAAGGCAGTTCTTCCCATATTTAACGGTAGTGGAGAGGATGATACCATCTACTATAATGGTAGTAGACGTATCCCCTGCTCAATGTACTATGACTTTCTTATCCGAGAGAATGGCAAGGGAGAGAAGGTATTACACATTTGCTATCACCAAAGAAGTTCGGACTTTGTTACTCACTTTGGTAATGATGTATACCTTGCATGGAGACTAATGGAATATGTAGCTAAAGAGGTTGGAGTAAAACCAGGTTATTTGTATCACACCATAGACTCATTACATACTTATCAAAAAGACTGGGATAAGTTAGCCAGTTCTCTAAGAGTATTTGAGGATACTATCATATAATACATGCTTTATTTCTATTTTGTTTTGATGTCATTTTCGCAAAATGATTTAAAGTAACTCATATCAGGTTTAAGGAAGTAGGTCTGGGAAGATATACTTCCTTATTTTATTTAAAAAACTTCTAGTATGGAAACGAAATATAAGATTATAACCAATAAACAAGAGCTAAAGAAACTTATCCAATGCTGTAAGCAAACTGGTTATGCTTCTGTAGACTTCGAAACAAATGCAGAACCTCTTTATAACAAAAGCTTTAAACCTACCATACTATCAGTTACTTTTCAACCAGGTTTTGGATGTTCTATACCATTAGATCATTTTGAAACTAAAAAATATACTTCTAAGGGATGGAACTGGAAAAAGATGCTTCGTAAATTTGGTGAAGAAGTAATTGAAAATCCAAATGTAGTTAAGGTTGCTTGGAACTACAAGTTTGATGATCAGATATTTCAGAAGTATAATATCTATTATCGAGGAGTATGTTTGGATGGTATGCTTGCTAAATATCTCTTGAATGAAGAAAAACCCAATGACTTGAAGTCTATGGTAAGAAGGTATTTACCAGAATACGGAGATTATGAAAAGCAAGATAAATTCGATAAGATTCCATGGGATAAAAAAGAAATGGAACCTCTTTGCCACTATGGATGTCAAGATACTGATTATACTCTCCGATTAATGCTTTTCTTCGAAAAGAAGCTAATTGACTTGGGGTTATATAATACTTACCGTAATTTAATCATGACTGCTTCTAGGGTATTAACTTCTGTAGAAAAGAATGGTTTATATGTAGACAGGGCATTCAACCAAGAATTATTAGATTCTTACTTACCAAAGATAGAAGCAGCTAAGGAAGCAATATATAATTTACCTAGAGTAAAGAAGTTTACTAAACTATATAATCAATCCAAGATTGAAAAATACATTGCTAAATTAGAGGAAGAGATAGAAAATTTAGACCCTAGAGTAGATAAGAGAAAGATACAATCTAGGGAACAAAAGATTGCTAATATACGAGCAGGAGTTTTTACTACGAAAAAGGAATTAGAGTTAATTAGACCTGTAAGTTTAGGTAGTTCAGTAGATTTACCTCAATTAATGTATTCAGAGGAAGGATTTAATTTTGAGGTAATCAAAAAGAATGATTCTGGTAAACCAAGTACTGATGAAGAAACTCTTACTAACTTAAGATTAACTGTCAAAAAACCTGATTCACCAAAGGCAGTATTCTTGGATAGTTTATTAGAGTTGAGAGGTTTAGAGAAAATGTATAAAACCTATATTGAAGGTTGGCATGAGAAAACCCAAGATGATGATAGATTACATGGAAGATTCCTTATTCATGGAACTACTTCAGGAAGGTTATCTTCAGCAGAACCAAATGCTCAACAAATACCTAAGACTTCAGTAGACCCAAATATAAAGAAGCAATTAGTTGCTCCAAAAGGAACTCTATATATTGCTAGTGACTTTAGTCAAGCAGAGTTAAGAATCATGGCTCACTTATCTGGAGATGAAACTTATCTGAATGCTTTTAACTCTGGTCAGGACCCTCACTTGGCAATTGCTGCTACCAAATATCATGTTCCTTATGAAGAAGCTTTAAAAATATATGAGGATGAAAATCACCCAGATCATAAGATATGGAAGGTAAGGAGAAAGCAAGCTAAACAGATTGCATTTGGACTTATTTATGGTATTGGTGCTAAATTACTAGCAGTAAAATTATCTGACCCCAAATCGGGTATCATAGTTACACCAGAAGAAGCCCAAAAGGAAATGGATATATTCTTTGGTCAACATCCTAAGCTAAAAACCTTCTTAAAGAAACAAGAGAAGTTCCTTAGAAAGAATGGGTACTTAGTTTCTTTATTTGGTAGAAAACGAAGATTACCCCAAATTTATTCTTCAGATAGAGGAGAAGAAGCTTATGCTTTACGATTAGCCTTGAATTTCCCTTGTCAATCTGCAGCATCAGATATGTGTTTATTTGGAAGTATATTAATATACTACCTTATGAGACAAGGAAAATTACCTCCTACAAAATCAGTATGCTTGGTTCATGATGCTAATTATCAAATCACTAAACCAGAAAACATAAACACATGGAGTATTTATGAGATGTGGCAAATTTATCGAAACCCATTAACTAAACCCTATTTTGGTTTTCAGATAGATGATCTAGATATGGAAATGGACTTTGTTATAGGTAGATCGATGGCAGAAGAACTACCTTTTATTCCTGGATATGATTATAGAAAAATGCTCGAACCCGATTTTTCAGTAGAAGAGTACATGGAAGAGCATAAGAAATATAAGCATATAAAGATAAAAGATTACCCTAAAATATTCAAGAAGGAGATAAAGAAATATAAAGAGGGATATGAAAAGAAAGTACATTAGTAATATGCCTATTGAAGGATTCTCTAAATATCACATATGTAAGAATGGCCGATTATATTCTATTCATAGTGGTACTTGGAGATTGATAAAACCAGTAGCAAAGAGTACTGGGTATATATCTAATAATCTAATATCTGATTCTGGTAAAAGAGCTAATTTCTATCGACATAGATTAGTTGCAGAAGTTTATTTACCAAATGATAATCATACTTTAGTAGTATGTCATAAGGATAACAATCCTTTAAATAATCGGGTAAGTAATTTATATTGGGGTACTCCAAGAGATAATACTCAACAGTGTATAAGAGATGGTAGATTCCCATTTCGTAAGAAGAAAAAGGTGGATGAAAATAAGTTGATATATCAATACAATATTGGAATACCCAGAAAAGATATATTAGAAGAATTTAGGATATCCACTAAACTACTTTATAGTATTTTAAGAAAACATAATGTTAAACTACGAAAATCATGAAGAAGATTTTAAATGGACCCACGGTATGGAGAGCTAAATGCCCAGTATGTGATTGTGAATTTGAATATGATGTAAGTGAAACTATAAAGGTTTATGATAAAACTACTCTGGATGTTTTTAGGATAATATCATGCCCAGGTTGTAAAACCAATATAAAGCATTCAGATTCAGTATCTACCACTACAGAAACGAGAAGAGAGGATACTATGACAATATAACTAATTAAATTTTAGATTATGGAAAATGACACATTAAAGAAAGAGGCTGACAAGGTAATCAATGTAACTTACATGTTATCTGGAGTATTAGAACAATCATTCCAAGAAATGGATGAAATTTTGGATAGATTACACAAAAGACTTCACCATGAAGACCGAAGGTTAATCAACTCTATCCGAAAATATATAAAATTTCTCAATTCAAACATAGAATCACTCAGAACTCATTCACTTTCTAAGATGGATGAAGAAACAGTAGAATGCTTTGATGATACTACTCTTAGATTTTATGTAATCTTCATGAAATTACTTGAAGTTGCTGGTATAGATTACCTTTGTGATTTACGATTATACTCTCTGTATAATCTGTTAGACAAATATCAATCCCTTACTAGTTATCCCAAATTATATTCTAGGGCTAGGATTGCTTTCCTACAAGTTAAGAGAGATATCGAAAATGGTCAGTATTCTGCAGAAGATATGAAAAACGTTTTTAAGTTGAAAGATGAAAACCGAGATAAATAAACTTAAGGTAGTATTTGAGGGTAGAACTTTAGAAATAGATATTCAAAAGGAATTATCTATCAATGAGAACTTATTAAATTCTCAGCTAAAGGATTCTCCCTCTAGTTATTATATACTTGCTTCATTAAGAGATAAGTATATAAAACAAAGAGATGCTTTAGCAAGAGAAAAAGAGGAAGCATATTCTGCTGCATGGGTATTTATAAAAGATTCCAATGAGAGGTTCAATAATGATTACGTATCTCATAAAGCTAATATAAACCCCAAATATAAATCTATTTGCAAAAGGTATCTAAAGGCTGCAGCTAAAGCTAATAAATTTATAGCTATCTGTAAAGCTTATGAGAGTAGAGAAGGCATCTTAAGAACTCTTAATGCCAATATCCGTAAGTTACAGTAGGAACTATAAAAGATTACTAACTAAATTTTATAAATATGTATAATTTACAACTTATATCAACTCTAGTAGCTAAGAAGCTTGGTAATAGTATTCCAGGTTTACCCGTAGAAAATAAAATCTTGGTATATTCTCCCAAAGAGATTAATACCACTGCTTCTGGTATTATTATCCCAGATATGGTAAAGGAAGGAGTTCCTCGTAAGGGTGTTGTTATTAAATCTGGTGTAATCACAGAAGAATATCAAACTTACAAGGACCACGTGGAAATCGGTCGTATAATCGAATATGGATTGTATGCTGGTAAAGAACACCAATTCGATAAAAACTGTTTACCTCAGGAATTACAGCCCTTTTATGAAAAGGGTCTGTTCACCGTATTAGCTTTAAATGAGATTTCATACTCAGAACCCAATAACTTAGATTGATATGATTAAAGATAATGACAAAAAGAAAAAGAAATTATCTTCTAGTGGCATGACTACTAAAGATAAGATGTTAGCCCGGAAAAAACAATTAGAATCCAAGGGTAATGGTAGTGGATTGGTATTCCCTAAAGAGGGAACTTTAAGAATGAGAATCAAATCTCCAGGCGATGATCAAGAATTGGGTATTGAATTGATTCAGTTCTATCTGAATAAAGATTTGGGAGGAGTTATTTCCCCGGCTACTTTTGATGAACCCTGCCCATTTATGGAAAAGTATCAGGAACTGAAAAACTCAAAAGACCCAGATGACCAGGAACTTGCAAAGATGCTGGTACCAAGAATAAAATACGTAGTGGGTGGAATAGTATATTCAGATGAGAAAGGTACTAAGGTTGATTATGAGGGAAAAGATAAGGGAGTATTAATCCCAAGATCAGTATATCAGGATATTATCGATCTTTACTTGGATGAAGACGAAGCTGGAGATATGACAGACCCAAGAACTGGATATGATATAAAAATTATCCGTTCTGGTTCAGGTAAGAATGATACTACATATTCTGCTCGTGCATGTAAACCTACTAAACTTGATAAGAAGTATTCAGGTAACGTAGATTTGGAATCCATAGTAAGATCTCAGATTAAAGATTACGATGAACTGGAAGAAATTTTGGCATCATTCTTAAAAGAAGGCAGAGATTCTGATGAGGAAGATGAAAAACCAAAGAAGAAAAAGAAAGGCATTCATAAGGATCATTACATGGATGATGATGAGCCTAAGAAGAAAAAGAGAAAGTACAAATCTGATATTTGATAAATTGGTTTTATAAATGGTTGGTAGAGGAGGTAATTCAAGAAATTGGTTATCTCCTTTATTTATGTTAATACATTACAGTATGGCAAAAGGAAAAGTGGGTTTAAAAGTTCCCTCTAAAAACGAATTACTAAAGAAATATGGGTCATCAATAGTACTTGCTTCTGAAACAAAAGAAACAGGTCTATGGTTACCAAGTACTTTCTTTGCATTGAATTATACCTTTGGTGGAGGAATCCCATTTGGTAAAATCCTAGAAGTAGCAGGAGAAGAATCCTCTGGTAAATCACTTATAGCTTACAACTTTGCTTATTCATGTCAACAACTGGGAGGGCATGTAATATGGGTAGATGCTGAACAATCATGGATGAATTCCTGGGCTCAAACTAATGGAGTTGACCCAGAAAGAGTTACAGTAGTTAATGATACTCGTATTGAGAATGTTGCGGATGCAGTAGCAGACTTAGCATTATATTTCAGATCTCAGTTAATACACAATGAGCCCATACTTCTGGTAATAGATTCAGTTGCTGCTATGGATTGTGCAGATAACATAGATTCAAAAATGACGGATGCTAAAGCAGAGATGGGAGGTAGAGCAAAGGCTTTGTATAAATACTTCCGTATCAGAAGCGAATTATTTTATCGACTGGGAGTTACACAGATTTATATTAATCAATTAAGAACTGCATTGAATGTTGGATTCGGAAAAGATAATACAACAACTACAGGAGGCGCAGCACTTAAGTTCTACGCTTCAATCAGAGCTGCTTTCTATTCAGGAAGATCTATCACTGTTAAGCAAAAGGGTAAAGAACGCAAAGCTGGGAAACTCGTCACGGTTCGACTTATTAAAAATAAAGTTGCTCCTCCAAGACCTACAATCAGCAAATGCCCAGTATACTTCAATCCTAAGTTCCATGAGGTTGGATTTGATAGATGCTTTGGATTAGAAGATGTATTGGTAGAAAACGATATAATTGTTAAATCCTCTGGTGGAGTATATAAACTCAAGGATAAAACTCTTGCAAGAGGAGAAGAGAAATTTCAAAAGCTTTTGGAAGAAGATGATGATCTAAGAAGAAAGCTTTTAAGGAAAGCAGATATAAATACCATTGGTACTACTCGTAAGAAACTAGAAGCTCTTACAGAAAACTGTTATCCCATAGATGGAGTAGAATACGAATCCTATAATGAATCAGAAGACGAAGAGGAGGAAGACGATGAATGAAGAAGAAATAAAGAGAATAATCGAGGAATATCTTAAAGGTAATCTGAGATTAGAGGCAAAGTCAAGATACTTGGATGAGTATAGCTCAGCAGATAATTATATCACTGTTTATCTGGGTGATGAAATAATACAAGAAGTTTCACTTTACGAATTAGATTTTAGTAGAAGATGAGCAAGAAAACACAGTTTACAAGGTCTAAGGTAAAGTTGGGAAGTTTATCTTGGACTTCTCCCATTTATCCTCATGGAGAAGGTAAATATCAGAATAAGCCTCTAAAAGATAATATACCTGGGTACCCTGGTTATCACATATCTAAAAGAGGTAAAATATATTCAAGATGGGATGTTAATGGTAAGGGTATACTAAGTAAAAGGTACCATTTAAAACAGCCACACTTAAATAAAAATGGTAGGTATATCATAGGATTATCCCAACCTGGTATTGGTACAACTAAATGGTTAGTACATAGATTAGTAGCTTTAGTATATTTGCCAAATCCAGAAGAATTACCTTATGTATGTCATAAGGATAATGTACCTACTAATAATTCAGTAAATAATCTTTATTGGGGTACACAAAAAGACAATATGTCACAAGCTTCTAAGGATGGGAGGATGATTCAAGCAAAAGGTAAAGATAGCGTACACTATAAAGGTACTGAGATACAAAGGTCTTATATACCCAGGTTAATTAACCTGGGGTTTACTAGAAAAGAAATCTCGGAAATTATGAATCTGGGAGTTCAATTAGTATCTGATTATTATAATAAATATAAAGAAACATATGGCTAAAAAACTAGTATTAATCATAGATGGATGTAACTTACTTCACCAAAGTTTTCACAAATTCGAAAAGCTTAAGTCTACCGATGGAAAACCAAGTGGAGCAATATTCGGATTTTTTAGATCATTACATGGGTTCTTACATAGGTGGGACCCAGATGAGGTTATTATAACTTTTGATAATGGACACTCTCCTTATAGAGATGCTTTGTTACCAGATTATAAGGGACATAGGAAAAATATTTCAGTAGATTATGAATCTCTTCAATCTCAAAAACGTATTATTATGGGTATGCTTAAGCTCCTAAGAATTAAATATGTTTTTGATAAGCATAATTCTACTAAATATGAGGGAGATGATTTCTTAGCATACCTAGTTTTAAATAAAAAAACCACTGAGAAGGTAATCATAATATCATCCGATAAGGACTTTAATCAACTTATCGGTAAAGACGTAAAAATAAACAATCCAAGAAAAGATGAGATGATTCATCAGGGTAATTGTAAGGAATTATTCGGATATTCTCCTGAAGAAACAGTAGATTACCTTTCAATGGTGGGAGATACTTCGGATGATATTAAAGGTATACCAGGTATTGGTCCTGTAAAAGCTAGGAAAATATTGGACGAATATGGTACTTTAGATAAATTTCTAGAGCATCATCATCAAACTTCTCATGTAGAGATTGCAGAAAGGAATAAGAAGCTTATAGATTTAAGATTATTTCAAAAAGAAGTACCATTATCCAAGTTACCTATGAAAAAGTTTGCTAATAAGGAGATAAAATACAAGAAATTCAAAGAAGTCTGTATCGAATACTCTTTAGCATCCTTTATGACAAATGAATTTATGAAACCATTTAAAGATTTGTTATCATGAAAAGAATTATGTTTGTAGGGCCAAGTGGAATAGGAAAAACCACTTTGGCAAAGTTCATAGAAACCAAATATGGTATACCCTTTATATCTGGTAGTATGTCAGATTTAATGCCCGATACAAAAGAGATGCACCATGCTGAGTTTTTACACCAAGAATGTGGAGAACTCATAAACAAGGATTATCAATTGTTGAATCTGAGAAATAAGCTTTTCAAGGATAAAGAAACTTTTGTAACAGACCGTAGTTATGTAGATTTAGCAGCTTATTTCATATATAAACAATCTACTAATATCCCCGAATGTGAAGTAGATGCTTTCTTAGATATATGCAAAGATCTTACAGTTCAACAATGTGATTTATTAATATACCTTCCCTTGAGTATGTACAATATGAAAGAATGGCCAATGGAAGACAATAAGAAGAGAATCATAAATAGATATTATCAGGTTCAGATGTCAGATATAATGGGTAACTTACTAACTCAGTGGCATATCTCAAATAAAATAGATATATTAGTAGTACCTCAATTAGATTTCTACGACAGAATACACATGATAATGTCAAGATTGGATTAATATGAAGAAACAAGTAATAGCAATAGTTTTCTCGGATTTACACCTAAATTTATGGGCTAAGTTCAATGAAGACAATAAAAGAACCCTGAATCATTTCAGGGTTTTGTCGATTATACAAGAGAAATGTAAAGAGTATAATTGCCCAGCATTATTCTGTGGAGATTTCTTTCATAAGCCAGAAACTATGGATCAAGATCTTATGGAATTGACCTATGAGAAATTTAAGGAATTAGAGTTAAGAGAAAACCAGGTAGAGATATTTTCTATATCAGGAAATCACGACTTAAAGAAAGTTAGCTTTATAGGTAATAAACCTTTTTCATGGGTTAAGTTCTTAGAACAATTTGGGATAGTGAACCTAGATTATGGTAAAAGATGTCTGGGTATGAATGCAGTAGTATACGGTATACCCTACATAGATCACAATGTAGGTTTATCTGAATATCTGAAAAATATAAAGCTTGATAAGAATGCTGATAATATCCTTATGCTTCATACTGATTATCCTGGAGCAAAAGATACGGATGGCAGAGAAATTGATTCAGTAGAAAATCTAAATCTGAATGTACTGAATAGGTTTGATTTAATTATTTGTGGTCATATACACAAACCACAAAGATTATCAAAGAAGGTTTATATGATTGGTGCTCCTTTACAACAAAGAAGAACCGATAAAGATTGTAAACTGGGATATTGGAAACTTTATTCGGATTTATCTATGGAATTTGTAGAATTGAAAGGATTCCCAAAATTCGTAGATGTTGAATCCGAAGATGAAATTAAGGATGATGGCAATTATTATACCATTTTACCCAAGAAAACTAGTATTCAAGTAAATACAAACCATAAGATTACTAAGCAAGTTTCTAAGAAAACTCTAGCAAAAAGGTATCTAAGGGAAAAAGGTATAAGGGATGATGCTAAGAAACAACTTTTAATTGATACTTTAAACAAAGCTGAATCATGTTAACATTCACAAGGTTAAATATACAGGGATTTTGTTCTATAGATTCCTTCAGTTTACAATTAAACCAAGATTGTACAGTTCTTATAAAAGCCCCAAATGGTTTTGGGAAATCAACTCTACTGAATGCCTTAGTATGGGCATTATATGGGAAAAACATAAAGGGAGTATCTGAAGTAAATACCTGGAAAGAATACCAACCCAAAGATTATAAAGGTACCATGGTAGAAGTATTTTTTCAGAAAAACCAAGATTCCTATAAGGTAATCAGATGTCAAAAATTCAAAGATTACCTAGAGGATGGTGCTAAGGGAAATGATAGACTCATAATCATTAAAAATGCCGAGATTATTAATATCAAGGGTAAGAATGAATTACAGAATGCCATCAATAAAGAACTAGGATTATCCTATCTGTTATTCATGAACTCAATTATGTTCGGTCAGGGTATTAAGAGATTAATCCAAGAATCTAATTCGGATAAGAAAAAGCTTTTTGAGGAAGTATTCGATTTAGAATACCTAAATTTAGCAAAGGGTATAGCTAATCAAGATAAAGCTGTAATCTTAAATGAGATTAATCAATTAGAATCCGAATCCCTTTCACTAAAGAAAGAATTAGAGGCTAATAAAGAAGCTTACTTTGATTTGAGGTCAAGGGAGAAATCCTTTAAGAAAGATCTAAGAGAAAAATCTAGGAAACTAAAGGAAGAACGAAAAGACCTAACTGCGTTACTTATTGCAAAACAAAAACATATTTCAGATGAAGTAGATGTAGCAATAGAACAAAAGGTAAGAAATCAAACCAAAGCAGTACAAGAGATAAAGAATCGAATTAAGATAAACAAGGAAACTCTAAGTACTCCCTTAAATGAACTGGTGGATGAATCCATAGAATTAATAAAGAATAAACAATATAAGAAAGCATTGAAAATGCTTACTCCCATCAGTAAAGCATTTAAAGAAAGGGAAGAACTTCAAAACTTATATGAAGAATCAATAGAGAGGTTAGATGAATTAGAATCTAACTGCAGTAAGTATAAGACTTTAGTGAAAGAATGTTCTGATATTGCCTCAGACTTGGCAGATATAGATCAGGAAATCAAAGATCTTAAGAATCAGAAACTAAAGGTAATGTCTACTAAATACAAAGAAAGACTAAAAAAGATTCGTAAGGATTTAAGAAAGGTAGATGAAGATTACCATAACCGAGAACTAGAGTTAGAGAATTATAATTGGTTGATAAATGACCCTCTTGGTAACAATGGAATCAAGGCATATCTATTTGATTCATCCCTACATTTATTAAATCGTACTCTAGCTAGTTATTCAGAAGTATTAGGTTTTAGAATTGAGTTTAACATTGATCTTAATTCAACTAGAAAGGATTTTGTTACTCTTATAGAAAGGGATAATCACATTATTGATTATGATGAATTATCAGGAGGTGAAAAACAGGTATGTAATTTATGTATGGCTTTCGCAATGCATGAAGCTTTGATTGCAAGTAAGGGTATTAACCTAGCATTCTTAGATGAAGTATTTGAATCCCTAAGTTCTGATAACATAGAATTGGTAATAAACCTAATAAAGCATATATTCAACGGTAAATCCTTATTTTTAATAACCCATCATGACTCTTTACCTTTATCAAATACTAAGATCCTGCAAGTAGAGAAAATCAAGGGCCTTAGTTATTATAAACCACTATGATCCATAAACAATACAATGAAATTATGGTAAATAGTAAAAAGAAGTTTAGTAACTTATACTCTTCTGCTATTGATCATGGTAGATCTAAGATACTTAGGACTAAATGGAAACCAAATGTACCTGGTAATAAATACTATGTATCTCGAAATGGTAGAGTATATAGAAATTTAGGTAATGGATATTGGTTAAGAATTTCGGTATATTCCGATGGTAAATCTGATGGTTATTTAAAATGTAAGATTAATATGAACAGTAAGAAAAAGGGCTCAAGATTTGAACTCAAAGTCTCAAAATGGTTTACGGAATGGACTTCTTTCAAATTCGGCAGAACACCCTACTCTGGTGCAAATCATCAGAGTAGGGATTTGTCTTCGGATATTATGTGTCAGGATGAAAGACATGCCCATAGATGTAAAATCTCGGTAGAATGTAAAAACTACAAAGACATCAAATTCGAACATGTATTATTGGGTAATAAATCCTGTGATATATTAAAGTTCTGGAAACAAGCAAGTAAAGATGCTAAAAGGGCAAAGAAAGTACCCATATTATGTATGAGATATAATTCAATGCCTTCAGCAGAATTCTTCTTTGTAGTAGATTACAAACTGGGCAGTGTTATAGCTAAATATATCACTAAATCAATGTATATCCAAGTACCTGGGAATACTCTTATGGTATTCATGGCTAGTGAAATATTAAAAGTACCGTACAAGATGATTCACAAACAAGCTAAGTTAATCGTAAAAAATCAGTAATATGAAAAAACGTATCCCATACTCCTATGTAATCTTCTACCTAGAAAGAAAGTATTATCACCTTATCGAGAAAGAGTTAAAAGAAAAGGGATACGAAAATATCAAGGTTATTATCCCTACTCTGGATATACTTAAGAGAACCGTTAAAGGTAAGATGGTATTTGAATCTGTTCCTATACTTTTCAATTATGGCTTTATGAGAATGCCCACTGAAAACGCATTCTCAAGGCCATTTTTAAATAAGCTAAAACGAAATATCTCAGGCATAAGAACATTTCTTAAATCTACTGAAACAATGCACGAAAGAAAAAAGAAGGTACGTATAGATAATGCTGAAGACTTCGATGATTTTTCATTAGTTGCCACTTGTTCTAGAAAAGATGTAAGGAGATTCATAAGATTAGCAAAAGCAAATAAAAAATACTCTATTGATGATCTTATGAATGTAAAACCTGGTGATTATATCGTTTTAAAAGGGTATCCCTATGAAGGTATAGATGCTACAGTATTAGATGTAAATTACACTAATAGAACAGTAAAAGTACTCATTTACCCAGAACATGGTAAAATGGAAGTAACTCTTGATTTTGATAGTGTTCTTTACAGTGTATATCAGGATTCAGACCCAGATAAATTACATTGTAATAACTTTGACTATGACCCAAATTCTATTACTTCTGAAAAGATAGAAGAGAACATTAATAAAAGGAGGCGTTAATATGAATGAATACCAAAAGAAAGCATGGGACTGTTTGACTCCAACTGAGCAGCAGTCCCTTTTTCTTCAGTTATCAGAGAGTAAATCCTCTTGGGAAGCTGGAGAGATATTAAAATTATCTCATTATAAGTACCTAGAAATAAAAGAAAGGTCTGAAAAGTTCTTCCGATTATTTTCGGATTTCTTCGAAATACATGAGTCAATATTTAGACCAGATTGCCCATGTGAAAGAAACTTCCAGGATTATATCGAGGCTTGCATAGAAAAAAGGATGAAAAGAAAAGAGGCCCTACTAAATACTGGAGATGCCTCCCAATTAGTTCCTAAGGTAAATACTCGTAATCTAGAAAGAAATATAAGAAGACTACAAGGTTCAGATAATGAATGGGATAAACATTCTCTAGGTTTGATATTAGAATTCGATAGATGGAATAACTTTAGGATATTACCCAGGCAAGTACAGCAACCCTCTGCTTTCAAAAGAAGAGCCAATAAGAAAGAAAAGATTTATATCAACTACTTATTAGAGAAAGTACCAGAATGGGTTCATACTAAACTAAGAGAAAGGTTTAAGTATAAGGTAAAGCCTAGTATAAAGAAATGGTGGGTATGTTTAATATCTGAAGATTTATATACTGATGGATATTTATTACTTCCCGTAAGACCTACAGATGAGGTAATGAGGGAATTCAGTAAATTCTACATGTATATATTCGAGGATAAGGATGATGCAGATACATTTGGATTCATGATATCTAAATTCAATGCCAAGACTACTACTGTAAAACTAGGTCAGAAGTTTTGGCCAGAATATAGATTATGTATCGAAAAGGCTTTGAATTACAATCAGGTAAATAACATGGATTTCAATGTGAAGCAATTGGATATGGCCTATAACACTCACATAAAACGAAAACCAAAGAAGAAACCTCAACCAGGAGCTACTAGAGTGAAAGAAGACTCCTTCTATTGATCCTCAGCTAATATTAAAATAATAAGTAGAATATTTTTTTATATAATATATAAGTATTATATTTGCATCAGAAAATTAATTAGACAAAATTTTAATATAGACAATATGAAGAATACCAACTTAGACATCCGCTTTAACAAAGCAAATAATATCCTCAACCAATTCAGTGATAGCTGGGAGGGTGATAAATTGAACCTATTACCTAATTTCCCAAAAATTAAGGATATGGTATCAAACCACATTACTCAAGAGAATTACTTATGGTTAATCACTTATGATTTACCTAATGATCTCTTCGATAAGATTGATAACATGAGATTAGTTCCCTATGAGTATGTAACTCATGAAGAATTAACTCAAACCTATTACAATCAAAGATTTTAAAACTATGGCAAAAAAGAAAAAAGATAAACCAGCTCCATCAAAGGAAAAACAAAATTTCCTAGGAGCTGCAGGTAGAAACATGAAGTACAAGGATCTTAAAAGAAAGGCAGTAATCCTTGGTATGCCTTTTCCTGATGCTTGTGCTGCAGGAGTATTTGATTTAATCAAGTATATCAGTAACTCTACTAACAAACCCGATAAATCTCTAATTGACCAGTATGATGAATGGGCAGATAAACAATTAGAAGCAATCGGTTATGATAAAACTGACCCAATCCGTAATTCAAGATTAAGATTAGGATTCTTAGGAGAAGAGGGAGAAGATGGTATTCGAAAATTAAAAAGAGTACCAGGTATAAAGAAACCCAAAGAAAAGAAACCTTCAAGAGAAAGGGATTCTTTTAATCTAATCAAGGGTACTAAGAAATCCTATTGTTATGAATTAACCGAAAAGGGATTTGACCAAGAGAGAGTAGTAAGGAGAATGAAAAAGAAATTCCCTGATGCTAATGAGAAATCCATTCAACTCTGGTACAGGGCTGCAAAAAGGAAATTAAATGGTAAAACTAGCAAGGGATAATCGGAAAATATACCCAGACTTAATATATGTATGGACTTGGAGGCCTGATGAATATTGGGGATGGACCAAATATCAATATGCAACAGAAAGTAAATACCGAACCGAGAAGTTGTTATATAAAAAACATATATGTGGTTTAGGATTCTTTTCAAGATACCATGCTAGAAGAACCATAACTCTTTTATTAGGAGTAGATGCCAATTTATACATTCATACTATCAAAGGTAAGAATCTTATAAAACAAGGCATAACTGATTTACCCAAGAAAGGTCATCAATCGATATTCTTTAAGGGTAAGCCAACTAAAATACGAAGATTTATCTTTCCTGCTGAAGCAAGAATGGATAAACATAGGAGAAGGCATTTTGTAGTAAGAATGAATAAAATTTATAAGAAACATGGAAGAAGGGCATTCAACAGGGCATACCAAATTGCATTATACGGGTATAGGGATGAATTCTCACCTGAATATCGAAAGCAAAAGAGATTACAGGTCCATTCTGCTATCCTACAGGAGATACAACAAGCTGAGTCAAGGGGAAAAGAACCAATTTAACCTTGATTGCTTGAATCATCCTCCTAGGATTTGGCAAATAGCCCTGTTACTTACCAAGGTATATCATATTAAGTTTAATCGTATCTTATTCAAAAAGGCCTACGATTTCTTAGATGATTTTGGAGAAGCTTCCTTGAAATTTCAGAACCAGGTTATTATCCCAGATAAATATCTTATAAAAGAATTACGATGGGAACTATGGAAACCTCTATCTGGTTATAAAATAAGGAATAAGTATGCTTACTTCATGACCAATAGGAAACTAGATTCAGAAATTTGGGTCTACCCAATAAGATTTTCTGATAACTATGAAACTTCGAAAAAAGGAAAATATCAATCATACACAGAAATGATGGGTAAATTGGGTTTTCCAGGTTTAACTAAAATATCATATAGCGATGAACACTAAATTAGAACAACATGGACCATATAATCCATTTGAGGGCAAATCCTTTAAGATTATGACCTATAATCAAGTGGACCAAGTTATAAACTCTGAAGTAGTTGAAATAACTTCACAGGAACAGTTTAATACCGTTCTAGAAAACATAAAACAATTTAATAATGCACATGAATCTTTGGGACCATTCCTAAAGAAGTATAAAAAGCTTATAACTGAGTGATTAACTATATTCATTAACAAACCATTAAAATTAAACAATTATGGCTAAGAAAAAAGAAACTAAGAAAGTTGAACTTAAAGAAGTATCTAGAGTAGAAATCAACGGTAATATCATTATTACTTACGAAGATGGCTCTGTAAAAATTATCCCGGCTCCTATTATGCTGACTGCAGATCAGGCATCTGAAATCTTCGGTTCAGAAGACGAAGAGGAGGAAGAATCTGATGACGATGAGGACGAAGAAGAATCGGATGAGGACGAAGAAGAATCGGAAGATGACGAAGATGAAGATGATTCTGAAGAGGATGAGGAAGACGAAGAAGATGAGGACGAGGATGATTCCGATGAAGATGAAGAAGAC